AACGCGACCAAGCGGAAAATTGCTTCGATTCTAGGCGCTTTTGACGTTTGTGAGGTGTTGTCCAGTGCGAATTGGGGACCCGGTGTGACCAACTCCATCAAAGGAGCTGAAGCATCCGGGATCAACAAGTTCCAACGCGAAGTTGGAATTACACGGGATTTGTACTCCCACATTAAGTCCTCATTGCCTGAAAAGATAAGGCAAGAAGATTGCAGGTTCCTTCAAAAGGGATCTGTTCCTTTGATGATGGCTTATCCTTTGTGGTTCGCAAACCTGCTAGAACGCGGGTTTCCGGACTTCGAAGTAGGGAACACTATTGTCACTGTACCTAAGGACGCGAAAACGGACCGAGTCATCTGCGTTGAGCCAGGAATTAACCTCTGGTTTCAGCTTGGGATCGGCAAGGTACTGCAACGAAAACTTAGGTTCCACGGCGTTGATCTCCGCTCTCAGGAGGTGAATCAATGGAGAGCCAAGCATGCTGTAAAGCATGGTCTGGCAACCGTTGATTTCTCTTCAGCGAGCGACAGCATATCCCTCGAGTTGGTTAGGGAGTTACTACCCCCTGACTGGTTTGAGTGGATGAACACAAGTAGATCAGCGTACGGCATAGAAGGCGGTAACGTGCGGAGGTGGGAGAAGTTCTCCAGTATGGGGAACGGCTTCACATTTCCGTTAGAATCGTTAATCTTCTACTCGGCGGCTGTTTCTGTTGCCGAATACCTTGGTCTTGTAAGCCAAGTTAAGTGGATTAATGCGTATGGTGACGACGTAATCGTTCCCAGCGCCGCCTTTGAACTCTATTCCAAGTTTTGTGATTTCCTTGGTTTCCGTGTGAATCAGACGAAAAGCTTTGCGTCTGGTCCATTCCGGGAGTCCTGTGGGAGCCATTATTTCTTGGGAGTCGACGTCAAACCGCTCTTCCTGAAGAAGAGGATCACTACACCTTTCGAGGTGTATAAGCTGGCGAACGGCGTTAGGCTGTTGTCGCACCGCGTACTTAACTGTATGGGGTGCGATGCCAAGTTTCGACCGCTATTCGTTCAACTCGTTCGGAGCGTTCCTAAATCACTACGATTTAAGATATCCCTGGGTAGATCACCAGAGATCCGAGCGGGCGACGGCGGATTCGTCTCAAATTTCGACGAGGCGTGTCCGCCGATTGCAAAGGATGGTATCGAAGGATACATTTCCTTGCAAGCAGCTGTTTCCCCCGTACGGGGAAAAAGTGACGAAGTCGGATTATTACTATACCGACTGTGGAACATTTCTGGAAGCCTCTCACCATGCGTTAATTTGCTAGGTGATGCCCAACAGAAATGGACGACGATTCAAGAGGGTAATACCTACCCTCTTAGAGGCCGTACACGACCAGTCGTAAGACGAATCGTGGTGAATCAGTGGTACGATCTTGGCCCTTGGTTTTAACTAGGGCTTGCTGCCATTTCCCTTCTTGGGTGATGGATGGGGCCGCTTAGCAGCGGACTTAGGGAATTATGCGC